CGTGGTTGCCGGCGTGTATCAGTACTCTCCGTCTCTTTCTCTGATCGTGCTCGGGCTGGTTCTCGCGCTGCTGGGCACTCTTGGCTCTCTCCGTTCGCGCCGAAAAGACGATACTGGATCGGGGGCGGTTCCCCCCGGGGGGGGTTAACCGATGGGCCTACTCGGAGCCATTCTGGAGCCTCGCAGCGTGCCGTCGGGAATGAGCGGGTCCTCGTCGCTCTCGAATCCGACGGCGTGGTTCATGCAAATGCTTTCCGGCGGGGGCAAGACCAAGGCCGGGACGCTGATCAACGATCAGACCGCGCTCAACATCAGCACGGTCTGGGGTTGCGTTCGCGCGATCGCTGAGGACTGCAGCCGGCTCCCGCTGAAGGTGTACCGGCGGAAGCCCGACGGGACGAAGGAGCTGAAGCCCGATCACCGCATCGTGCGCATGCTGAATCTACAGCCGAATCCCGAAACGACCGCTCTCCTGGCTCGTGAGTGCATGACCGCGCATGCCGTTCTCCGTGGAAACGGGTTCGCGGAAATCGAGCGAACCAACGGCGGGGATCCTGTGAATCTCTGGCCGCTTCACCCTTCCAACGTCAGCGTTGAGCGCCGCGGCGGCCGGATCGTCTACGTCGTGCGCGGCGAGACCGGCGGCGAGAAGGTGCTCGATGCGTCTCAGGTGTTCCACCTGCGAGGTCTGGGCGGCGACGGGTTGATGGGTTACAGCGTGGTGAAGGTTGCCCGCGATTCGATGGGGCTGACGGCCGCGGCCGAGGAGGTTGGTTCGCGGTTCTTTGGGAACGCGTCTCGGCCGTCTGGGCTTCTGACGCACCCGGGCAAGCTCTCGCCGGCGGCGAAGAGTCAGCTCGAGACCGACTTCAACGCTTTGTCCTCGGGCGTGCAGAATTCCGGGAAGAACATTCTGCTCCAGGAGGGTTTGACATGGACGAAGGTGTCCGTCGATCCCAAGGACGCGCAGTTCCTGGAGACGCGTCAGTTCCAGGTCCCTGAAATGTGCCGGTGGTTCCGGATGAAGCCGCACAAGATCGCCGATCTGTCGCGTGCGACGTTCTCGAACATCGAGCACCAGGACTTGGAGTATGTGGGCGATTGCTTGATGGGCTGGCTTGTGCGCTGGGAGCAAGAGGCCGCCATTAAGCTGCTCACGACTCAGGAAATTGACCGCGGGTTCTTTGTTGAGCACGTCGTGGCGGGATTGCTCCGTGGCGATCTGAAGAGTCGCTACGACGCTTATGCCGTCGGCCGGCAGTGGGGCTGGTTGACCGCGAACGACATCCTGAAGAAGGAAAACGAGAATTCGCTCGGCGAGGAAGGCGATCAGCTGCTGGTTCCGTCCAACATGACCACTCCCAAGCTCCTCGCGGAGGGTCCCAAGCCAAAGCCGGCTCCGGTTCCACCGGCCGGCGGCGCGTCAGGCGTCGCGTCTCCTGACGCTCCGGCTGACGTCCCGGCTGACGCTCCGGCTGACGGTCCTGACGCTCCTCCGGCGCCGGCCGCGGCTCGTTCGGTCCAGCTTTCCGATCCGGTGTCTCGGGCCGGCGTGCTCGACGGGATCGCGCGGGCGTTCGAGCCGGTGCTCCTCGAAGCGATCCAGCGGGTGGTGTCCTTGGAGGCCGACAAGGCGGAGCGTTCGCATCGGAAGGGCGGCCTGGAGGCGTGGTCGGCCGAGTTCTACGTCGGGCACATCGACTATGTCCGCGGCGCCGTGTTCGCGGCCGTCGAGGCGTTCGACGCGGCCGTGCGTTCGGCGACGGGTGCCGAGGCTCCTCAAACGTGGGTGCCGGACACGGCGACGAAGCTCGCAACCGAGCACGTCGGGCGTTCCCTGGCGGATCTCTCTGGCGTGTCCGGGCCCGGGTTGCCGGCCGTGTTCGTGGAGTGGAAGTCGGGCCGGCGCGCGTCGGTTCAGGCCGCTTCCGCTGCGTCGGAGATGGGCCGCTTGGCCGCTTTGGCGTATCTCCCGCGCGCCTAGTACAATTCTTCCACAAGGGGCATAGCCATGGCAAGCATCGCGGTTCCGGGTCGTGAGGTTCGTGGGGTGATCGGCGCCGTTGCGGAGTTCCGTGCCGTCAAGGACGGCAACAAGACGACGCTGGTCGGCTATGCCGCAAAGTACGACGTCCGGAGCGAGCCCATCTACGGGCAGTTTTTCGAGGTCATCAAGCGCGGGGCGTTCGCGTCGGCGCTCGAGGGCAAGGACGACGTCCGTGCTCTCCTGGACCACGATGCTTCGATGGTCCTCGGCCGAACCCGTTCCAAGACGCTTCGTCTCTCGGACGACTCGGTCGGGCTGAAGTTCGAGCTGGACCTTCCGGACACGACCGTTGCGCGGGATCTGGCCGTATCTGTTGAGCGTGGCGACATTTCCCAGATGTCGTTCGGGTTCCGGAAGATCCGTGATCGGTGGACTGAGAACGTCGATCCGACCACGAAGCTCACGGTCACCACTCGTGAGCTGCTCGAGGTGGAGTTGATGGACGTGTCGCCGGTCGCGTTCCCGGCGTACCTCGATACCGAGGTCTCTGTTCGCTCTCTGAATGCGTTCCGGGAGGAGCGGGATGCCGGCCTTCGGAACGCTCGCGCGCGTCTCCGGCTGGCGTCGGTCTAACTTCGCCGGCTTGACCCCGGCGTCGGGCCGGATAGATTTCTCCGTCAGACATTCGCAGAGACGGGCGTCGTTCGTGCTCCCTTGCGGGGCTCCGCGGCGTCCGGGAAGGCTACTCGAGGGCTCTTTGGGCCCGTGGGTCGTCAGGTCAAGTGGCACAAACGCCGCTGCGCCGGCGATCCCGAATCTCTGCTGAACGGTTCCCCTGCGTGGCGCACACCACAAAGGGGATCCGGGATGACGCTCAAAGAATTGATGGAGAAGCGTTCGAAGGCCGTTGCTGACGCTCAGGCGATCGTCAACAAGGCCGAAGCTGAAAAGCGGAAAATGACGGCCGAAGAGGACGTCCAGTTCAACCGCTTTATGGACGAGGCCGACGCTGCCAAGAAGGAAGTCGACGCGCTCGATCGCGAGGAGACTCGCAAGAGTCGGCTCGCAACCGCAACGGCGGAGCTCTCCGCGTCCCGCGGCCGCGTGACCGCTCCGGATGTTCCCGGCCGCAATGCCGGCGACGGCGACGCGCGTTCAAATCGCTTCGTCGAGGTTCGCGGTCAGCGCTTCGAGTTCGCTCCTGGCACGCCCGAGCATCGTCGCGCGTGTGCGGAGTATCGGGCGGCGTTCCGTGCGTACGTCATGAACGAGAAGCGTGCTCTCCAGAGCGATCTGGACACGGCCGGTGGGTACATCGTCGCGCAAGAGCAGTACCTGGCCGAGCTGCTGAAGGATCTCGATGACGAGGTCTACGTCCGCAGCTTGGCTCGAAAGTTCACGATCAACGCCGACTCTCTCGGCATCCCGCGGCGAACGAACAAGATGGCGTCGGCGTCTTGGGGCCAGGAGCTCTCGCAGCCGGTGCTCGATACGTCGCTGAAGTTCGGCAAGCGAGCGATCACGCCGCACTACATGACGCTGGGTATTCTGGTTTCCGCGGACCTTCTCCGTGCCGCGATCCTGAATCCCGAGGACATCGTGCGATCGGAAATCGCGCGTGACTCGGGCGAGCTCGAGGAGCAGGCTTTCATGACCGGCTCCGGCGCCGGGCAGCCGTTGGGCGTGTTCACGGCGTCGTCCGACGGGATCTCGACGGCGCGTGACGTTGCGACCGGCAACACATCGACGGCGATCACCTTCGACGGTCTGATCTCGGCTCAGATGTCTCTGAAGAAGGCGTACCGGCGGAACGCTCAGTGGATGTTCCATCGCACGGCGATGTCCAACATCCGGAAGATCAAGGACTCGACCGGCCAGTTTATCTGGCAGCAGTCCATGGTCGCCGGGCAGCCGGACATCCTGCTCGGAAGCCCGGTCACCGAGAGCGAGTGGGTTCCCAACACGTTTACGACCGGGCTCTACGTCGGCATCTATGCCGATTGGCGCTTCTACTGGATCGTCGACTCGCTGCAGCTCGAGCTGAAGCGGCTTGACGAGCTGTACGCGCTCAGCAACCAGGTCGGCTTCATCGCTCGCAAGAAAACCGACGGCGCGCCGACCATCGAGGAAGCGTTCGCCCGCGTCACGCTCGCGTGATCCGTGCCGCTCTCGGGCGGCTCTCTCTGTCGCACATCAATCCCCCCGGCCCGCGCGATCGCGCGTGGGCCGGGATCTCTGAAGGAGTCAAACGTGAATCTGCTCACCGATGTCAAGATCACCAAGGTTGCCGACACGACCGCGAACGGCACCACGACCGTGAACGGTTCGGTCATCGACATGCAGGGCTTTGAGGGCGTGCTGTTCGTGACGAACATTGCGTCGGCGGCCGCCAACAACATCATGAAGGTCCAGCAGGGCCAGGTGTCGAATCTCTCGGACGCGGCGGATCTCGCCGGCTCCGGGCAGACGTCGGGCGCCAGCGACGAGGTTGTGGCCGTCGACATCTACAAGCCGCTGGAGCGTTACCTGCGTCCCGTCGTGGTTCGCGGAACCACGACCGTGCTCGGCGAGATCTACGCGATTCAGTATCGCTCTCGCCGGAAGCCTCAGTCGAACGTGATTTCCGGAACCATCAACTCGCGCGTTCTCGTGTCGCCGGCGGAAGGCACGGCGTAATCGGGCGGGAGTGGTCAAGGACGACCGTGCCGGCGATCGCGGAAGCGGCCGCCGGCATTTTCAGAAGTTGCTTCACACAAGGAGTCCGCCATGGCAAAGAACGAGTCTGAATCTGTCCCTCCGGCCGCTTCGCCCGAATCGGCAAAGCCTAAGGCCGCGGCTCCGGCCGCTGCTCCGGTAAAGCCGACGCCGGCGACGAGGTCCGTTCGAATGCTGAAGCTTGGCGCCGGGCCTGGCGGCGTTCGGGTGGTGGGAAGCGTGCATGTCGTCCCGACCAAGGAGGCGGAGGCTCTCGTTGCCGACAAGGCGGCCGAGATCGTTGCATCTTGATCGACCAAAGTTCCGGCCGCTTCGCGGTCGGCCCGTCCCCCGGCCTCTGACTTCTCCTGGCGGCGCGGTCACGTGCGGGGGCGGGACTTTCGAAGTTGAACCATGGAACACGAGCCCGTCAAACTGAAGATCAAGACGGCGCCGGCGTCCGAGCCCGTCACCGTCCCCGAGGCAAAGCTCCATTGCCGCGTGGACATCGACGACGACGACTCGTGGTTCTCGGATGCGATCGCGGCCGCGCGTCTGTATTGCGAGACCGCGTCGGGCCGGCTGTTCGTGACGCAGACCGTCCAGCAGTACTGGTGCGAGTTCCCCGAGTGCGGAACGCTCCGGCTCGAAGGAACCCCGCTGGCGAGCGTTACAAGTGTGACGTACGTCTCGAACGTCGACGGTTCGACGGTCACCGTTGCCGCGGACCAGTACTTGATCGATCAGGTGTCGGATCCGGCGTGCATCGTGCCGGCGTTCGGGAAGTTCTGGCCGGCGTGCCGCGAGCAGCGGAATTCGGTTTGCGTGGAGTACGTCGTTGGCGTTGCCGCGGGGAGCGTGGACAAGCGGGTCAAGCAGGCAATCTTGATGCTCGTGGCTCACTGGTATCGGAACCGCGAGACCGTCGTGGTCGGCGTTGTTTCTGGAAAGCTGGAGTTCGCGGTGACGCAGCTCATGGCTCAGGTGTGGAACGGTTCTCTCTAGGAGGTTGTTGTGCCTGATCAATTCGCCGGTTATGTCGCAGGCCTGAATTCTCCCGCGTTCGACGCGGCCGACGTGACCCCCAACGACGGCGCCGATCTGCCCAACACATGCCGCGGCTTGTGGGTCGGCGTTGGCGGCAACATCAAGGTGACGACGAAGGGTGGCACGACCGTCGTGATCGTGGGCGTTCCGTCGGGCTTCGTCGTTCCGATCTGCGTCAAGCGTGTGTGGTCCGCGTCAACAACGGCCGCGTCGATCCTGGCTCTCACGTGATCCGAACCTATGGGCATCCCGGCCGGCAATCTTGACCGCCGCATAACCGTCCGCGGCCCGGTTCCGACGCAGAACACGTTCGGCGAGGTCGTTTACGAGTTCGGCGATCTGTTCAAGGCGTGGGCGCGGCTGCTGCCTCAGGGGGGCGGGGAGTCGTTCACGGCGGATCAGCGTTCGTCGCGTTCGACGGTCCGGTTCGAGGTTCGCAAGCGTGCCGGCTACGAGCCGCGGCTCCGGGTGTTGCTCGGGACGCAGGTGTACGAGATCGATTCGGTTTCTGAGCCCGATCGCAACGACCGCGTCGTGCTCGAGTGTCACTCGTTCGAGGTGAAGGTGGAATAGGGGGCTGGCGTGCCGTCGGTTGCAAACGGAAATGTCGTGGTGCTCGGCCTGGCTGACGTCAAGGACGCCATGGACTTGATCGGGCGTCGCGCGACTCAGTCGGCCGTGCGTCGGGCTCTCTATGCCGG